GATTACATCGTGGATATGGGAACGTGCCTGGACGAACTCGACGTTCCCGAAACCCAGAGATGGATCGTGTTCCCGGCGATATTCTGCGGGATGATTAAAAAGTCCGACCTGAAGGATGCTTCCCTGGCCGGTGACGGAACCTCGATCATGCGGAACGGTCGGCTCGGGATCATTGATCGGTTCGAGATTTATTCCTCGAACCAGATTGCCACCACCACGGATGGCGTTACCACGGTGTTCAACTGCATATTCGGGCATCCGAGCGCGATAACTTTCGCGTCGCAGTTGACCGATACGCGGGTTATCCCGAACCCCAACGATTTCGGCGACATCATGGAAGGGCTGAACGTGTACGGCTACGAAACCATCAAGAGCCAGGCCCTCGGGCATTTTTACGCTGCGAAAGGCTAAATTGTAACGACCCTTGAATTCAACGGGTTTTGAAAGGAGCAAGAAATGGCAAATTATGACGTAACCAAAGGCGCCGGGGCGATTGCCGAACTGGATTTTCACAGAATGTTTTGTGCCAGGATTCCGATTGTTGTGGCAGACATTATCGCATCGGATGCCACGTTGACAGCGGCCGGTAAGATTGCGGCTTCGGATGTGATTCGGCTCTGGGACGTGCCGGCAATGACGGTTCTTTATCCATGTTTCGCATTCCTCAAAATCGTTACTGCCGGGACCGCTGGCGGGACGGTGAACGTGGGTATTGCAGGAAGCACGGAGATGTTCAGCGGGGTCTCGATTGCGACCGCCGATGTGATCCATTCGGTTGAAGATTCGGCTACATGGGGAACTGACAATTATGGCGGGTACGAATTTGAAAGCACCGACACCATTGACATGACCTTCGTGGCGGATGAAACGGTAGGATCGTTCATACTTTTCATTCCGGGATGCACGAGCGACTAAAACGTAAGTTAAACCAATCCGGGGGATTCGTCCCCCGGAACCAAAAAAGGAGGATAAATGCCACTTGATCCGAAAAAGAAATATTTGATCCAGGACGGAAGCAACGCGATATTCCAATGGACGGAAGTTCTGGGGAAGCGGAAAGACATGCGGGGGTACGACCCGAGAACCGAGATGCCGATTGCGAGACCGTCCGGCGATCCGAGCGTATCAATCGAACTCCAGGGGCAAACATTCCAGGTCAACCCGAAGTTGAGCAAGATCATTATCGAAATGGGCGACAAACTGGTCGAGCTCCAGGGAAAAATCAAGGCGTTCGAAGCGCAGGCCGAAAACTTCGATGCGTTCAAGGAACGGCTTACCACCGATAACGCCGACCTCCAGGAGCAGCTTGACGCGGCAAGAGAGAACGCGCCGCCTCCGAAATCAGCCTTCTCGATGGACATACCCGAGGACGCTTCCGAGACGACCGAACGCAAGAAGCCGGGGCCAAAACCGAAGGATAAATAATGGGATCAGTTTTAGCCAGCACGATATTCACCGAAGTTTCCGGGGTATTGTATGATACTTCCGCGGTGCATTGGACGGACGCCGAAAAGCTCAGGTTTTTAAACGCCGGGCAGAGGCAACTTGTTCTTTTCAAGCCGGACGCCTACGCCATAAACGACGAATACAAGCTGGCGGCGGGGACCATCCAATCTATTCCGGACGGCAGCGCGGCATTTACAAATGCGGCAGCGGCAACCCTTGTTGAAGGCATCCAGTTTATCAAACTGACCCGAAACATGGGCATTGCGGGGCTTGTGGCTGGCGACGCGATACCTGTTGTCGATATGACGATGATGGACTCCGCCTATCCAGGATGGCATGCCGAAACCGCGACCGCGGCGGTTCAGAACTATATGTTCGATGAAAGGGACCCAAAGCATTTCTATGTCTATCCGGCGAATACCGGGACCGGGTATGTCGAAGCGGTGTACTCTGGGCTACCTGCCGCAGTTGCGACAACGGCCACCGCCATCACGCTTTCCGATGTCTATCAGCATGCATTGACCGATTACGTCTTGTTCAGGTGCTACGGGAAAGACGCTGCGCTTTCGCCCTACAATGCGGAAAGGGCGGTATTTTATTGGAATCAGTTTGTGGAGGGGATCGGTAGAATGGACATGGCAAAGAAAATGGAAAGTCCGAACCTGAAACAACCGAACCCTTCACCCTCGAGGGAGTAAAATGGCAACCGCAATCACCGAAATATCAAAGCGAGTTCAGCCTGACGTAATCGGCTGCCCGAAGATTATGGTTGACAGGGCCGTGGTAGATTCGATCATCCGGTTCTGTGAAGATACCTACGTTCTGGAAAGGGGATTCGAGCACGATGTCGAAACCGCTGATGTAACTGCCGCAGACAATGATTCGGTAACCGTCACGCTTTCAGATTATGGAATTACCGAAAAACCGCTTTCGGTTACGGAATTCAGGATCGACGGGGGGCTTTGGGAAACATCCTATATCGAACTCCTGAACGATCTTGACGATCTGTCGATAATCGCCATACAGGGGGCCAAGTTTTTCAATTTCCCGAGCGACACCAATATCAAGTTTTACGGGATAGACGCTCAGGATCAGACGTTTTACATCAAGTTATCGCTGTGTCCGCTGATTACCATGACCACCATTGACGATTTCATTTATCGAAGGTGGAGAAAGGCCATTGAATCGGGGGCGCGGTGGGAATTGATGTCGATGCCGAAAAAGGATTGGTCCGACCCGATAGGGGCAATAGCGAATCGGTCGGCTTACAATGACGGTGTTGCGAGCGCGAAAATATCCAAAGACAAGGGATACACCAAGGGGAATACTCAGGTTAAGTCGATGAGGTTCTTTTGAGATGTTTAACGCTTCGGTTAACCAGTGGCGGGCCACCGAACGCGAATAGAAAACTCAACAGCAGATCCCGCCATCTGCGTTGAACCGATTGTTATGTGAGGTATTGTTTATGCGTGATAAATATGTCGAAGAAAGATTCCCGAGATATTTCGAGTTCGGTATGCATCCAGCTATCGGAATGGTCGATGTCGCCAGTTGTAAAAATGACACGGTTGCCACTGTCTCAAAACAGCATCTCGCAAATCTGGTCAAGGATCGAGATGAAGTTTTAGACATGCTCTGCCTGCTGGCGAGAACCCTCGACCAGATAGCCCCAGAAACGTTTAATAAGATATGGTACACATAACGCTCGGCATAACCGGCGGCGTACTCGCCGCCCGAGTTGATGCCGTTGTTAGCACAAGGAGGCGCAATGCCATTAAAACTTGAACTCGAAGTAGAAAAAACAACGGATAATAAATTCAATGTAACCATTGGATGTTATTCAACTCATGGCAAAGGTTGTTCACTTGTATCTTTACGGAAAGATACTGCCGTAGATGCAATAATAGGTGCAATACAGCCATTGCTTGTAATATCACCCAATTTCACACAAGAGGAGCTTGATAAGCACAATGAACTCTATGGCTACCCTTGATCAATTCGAGTGAAATGGATGAAAGGGGTATTTTGTTGGTCTGGATGCGTTGATTCTGGTGCTGTTTTAACCTTCCATCCATGCTGTTTAGCCCAAGATCGTAAGGTTTCAAAATCAATGCGCTGTTGGCCGAAATATGATGGATGCGGACCCCCTGGAAACGATAGTGAAAGATCGAAATACGAAATGATGAATACATCCCTGGTTTCTTTACTTAATTTATTTTCAAGCTCACTGCGCCAACTTTGGGTGGTTTTATCATCTGGATCGACCATGATTGATATCTCCTTTTTATTTGGTGCTAACCCGGAGTTGACCAGCGCGTTTTTTTTGCGTCTTGTCAAATGAGAGGTTGAAATGAAACACCTTAGATTATTCGTTATAATTCTCGCGGCCTTTTTTGTTTCATGCGGAACGTCATTCGCTACTATCAAATGGACGAACAATGCTTCATCCACGCTTGCGGCCGGAATTAGCGCAGGGGCAACTTCGATCACGGTTGCAACCGGAGAAGGCGACGAATTCCCTGCTGTGGCAGCGCCGCATTATTTCATGCTGACCCTTGTTGACTCGGCGGGGCGCAGGGAGATCGTCAAATGCACCGCCAGGACCGCTCTTAGCGACACCATGACGATTGTTCGAGCGCAGGAAAGCACTACGGCAAGGGCATACGTTACGGGTGATGCCGTGTCTCTGAGGGTCACTCAGTCATCGCTTGATTTCTTCTCCAAGTCGGTCGATGCGAACGCCCATATTTATATCGCAGACCCTTCGGAAACCGATCAGGGTGCGGTGGGGTCTGGAGGATCGATCAAAGACCATCTTAATTCCATCGGAACCACGAAACGGGCCACCATAGTCCTGCCTCACCTTGCAGAAAACGCCTACACAACGACCACCTATACCCTCGGGACTACCCTCGACGCTTCATCCTATACCGCAGTTACGCTTTTGATTCAGCCGGGGGCGAAATTGGACTGCGTAACATCTTCTTTCACATGGGCCGGGAACACCATTGCACAGGGCGAAAATGCTTTCGGGAACGATACCGGATACACGATCACGCTCCAGACGGTCGATGCCGGGAATTATAGGATTTTCGATAACCTTTCCGGAAATGCGGTAATAAACAAAAGCATGATTCAGGCTGAATGGTTTGGTGTCGGAACGGCGGTTTCCGGGGCCAACAATTCGGCGTATTTTATAAAAGCAGCTGCTTCCATACCATCTTCGGGAGGAGATCTTGCGCTTTCAAGTCCTGGTTCCTATTCCGTTTCCGGCGAAATTTCCATAAATAAAAGCAATGTGTCTGTAAACTTCGGTGATGGAGTTTTGATCAATGGAATTGCCGGGGCTGCGAATTTTATCAAAATAATCGGAGTTCAGGGATCGCATATCAGCAACATAAAAATATCCAATCTCAACTTTGACGGAAACAGTGTTTCAGGATATCCGATTACAGTGGCCTATGCTGACGATGTTTTAATTTCCGATTGCAGGATAGACCGAGCGGCATTATCAGGGATCGCCATAAGTTCTTTTGCCGCAGACACCGACTATGTGGCGAAACGGCCCAAAATAATCAGAACAAAAGCAACACGATGCGGGATTTATGGAATCCAGGTTTCCGGGACTTTGGATTTGGAAATTGCCAACAGCTACTCATATTCGAATACCTATGATAATTATTGGGTGGAAAACAGCTATAATTTCAATGTTCATGACAATGTTTCCAGTGAAAGCGGAAGAAGCGGCTTTTATTTTTCGTCGGATGTTGTTTGGGTAAAACCATCGGGGCGGATTGTAAATAATTCGGATTTTGAATCCATCCATAACTCGTTCTATGTGTTGATGGAAGCCGCATCCGTTGGAATTTCAGGGCTGGTGGTATCAAACAATGAGAGTTATACTCCCACACTGTCGAGTTTCAAATTTTACGGGGATGGAACCGATTACATAGATTATCTTACCGCAACAGGTAATATTTCATACGGTGCAGGGCTGAACGGGGTTGAAGCCTATTTTTTGAACTATCCTAATTTTACCGGAAACATTGTTAAAACATCCACGGCGGACGCTTTTTGCCTGACTGCCAATGTTTCTTATGGCACATTTACCGGAAATATTTCAAGAGATTTCGGATCGGCAGGCGACTCTCATGATGCAGGTTTCGAGTGGGGTGTAAATTGCAATTATAATATTTTCACGGGAAATTCGATATATGCAGGAACAAACAGCAACCACGGATTTTATGCACATTCTTCGCCTGCCGGAAGCGCATACAATCAAATGGAAGCCAATAAATTCATAGGATTCAGCGATGGTCTTCAATATTCATTAAAGGGAAATCAAACTGTAATCGATACTGCCAGGGCAGAATCGATCAGTACGACAACAACATCAGGGACCGGAGAACAGAATCTTCACAACATGACTTTAGGCGCGGATGAATTGGGATTGAACGGTGGATTGACCATTACCGCCGCCGGTGATGCAACTGGAGACAACGGGACAAAAACAGTCAAAATTTGCATAGGAACCCAGTGCATAACTGCGCTTAGTTCGGTGAGTGGATATAGCGAATGGAGAATAGAAGCCGACATATATGCGGCATCTGCAACGAACAATCAGCAGGCATCGTGGGAATCGCATTGGGAAACAGATAGTTATTCCGGGCACGATGCTCTTGCTGCCGACACCACGATAGCGAACACGGTCAAAGTAACCGGTGAATGCCAAAATGCAGCCGATACTATCATAAATTATATGTTTATCGTAAGAAGAAAACGATAATGAGAATCAAGCAATCCATATTCAAGGGCGAGCGGCCCCTGACGGCAAAAACACTTTTGCCAGAGCAGGAAGCCATTACTGCCACGAACTGCAAACTTGAACGCGGATATCTTGCCCCATGGAAAGCCCCGAAGAAAACGTATGCCATCCCGGACCAGGGAACATTCAACTCCCTGTATCGATACGAGGAACCTGGCGGAAAGCATTGGATTGTTTCTTCAAAGACGCTTAACTTTCTCGGTAGCCCGATTGTCGAAGATCCCCATTATCGGGATTACATGACCGGGGACGGACCCCCGAGGGTTTACTGCCGGGAACTCGTATCAGACCCATTCAATTTCGATACCGACTTTTACCTTCTCGGGGTGCCCGCACCGGAATTCGCCCTTACGATCGATTCAGGATACACCGGGGGATTGCTCTATCGCGCCTACGCCTATTCGTATGTGGTTGTGCTGGACAACATAGACGCCGAGGAAGGGCCTCCAAGTGACGTTGTTTCGATTACGGACTACGGGTCGGGCGATGTCACCCTGAGCGGGTTTACGGCCCCGCCTGCAAGCCGTCAGATAGGCAAGATCAGGATTTACAGAACCAACCTGAGCACGTCGGGGATCGTCGCCTTTCAGTACGTCGGGGAATTTGAAACTGCCGGCGTGGATTTCAGTACATATGCGTTCACGGATAACGTATCGGACGCGAACCTGCAACCAGACTTCCCGTATCCCACATCCTATACTCCGCCACCTGAAAACATGAAGGGATTGACCAGTCTATTCAACGGATCTTTCGCAGGATTTTACGGGAACACGGTTTACATTTCAGAACCCTACCTTCCTCACGCCTGGCCTCACAGCTATCCGGTGGAAGATAACATAATCGCGCTGGGATGGTTCGGGACAACCCTTGTTGTTTTAACCGACGAATCGCCGTATCTCATGTACGGGCCTCCGGAAAGCATGGAAGTGGCCAAACTTCCGACCAAGATGCCTTGTATTTCAGAATGGTCGATAAGCTCCGAGAACGGGGTCATTTTTTCATCCAACGAAGGCTTGGGGATGGTTGACCAGAACGGCGCCACGATAATCACTGCCAACATAATCACCGAAACCCAATGGAAAGACAGATATTATCCGAAAACCATGAAGCTCGTTTATTTCGAAAGCAAGATATTCGGGTTTCATGTCGCCGGATCATTTGTATTTGATGTGAACTCCGGGATATTCGCCAGTATGGACATTCTTGCGAGTGCTCTTTTTGTCGAAAGAGGGACCGGGAATTTTTACTATGTGACCGATGACGAAGATAAAGATGGATATAGCGCCGTTTATCAATTCGAGGGAGACCCGAACGATTACCTCCAATACACTTGGAAAAGCAAAAGATTCATGCTTCCGTATCATTGTGTTTTTACCGCGGCCCGGGTGATAACCGCGCTTGACGAATATACTGAAATCGCCGCCTTGATTGCCTCGAATGCCGCGAACCTGGCTGAAAATGAAGCGATGCTGATACCCAAAACGTGGAATCCTGACGATAAAGATACCGATATAACATTGTCGGATTCAAACAAAACTGCAAAGAACACCACTTTTGGTGTAGGGCACGGATATTCTTCTGTTCGCGGGGAATTCGGGATAGACACCACCGGAGACCCGGTTTATTTCGAGGTTCATGTAATAACAAGAGGATCGACCACAGAGACGACAACAGTTGGTATTGCAAACTCGTCAATGCCTCTTTCTGCTCTTAAATGTGGTGCTACTGCAGATAGTTGGGGATATCTGGCAAGCGGCGCAAAATATCATTCGAATGTTTCAACGTCACCTTTCGGAGACACATATACCAGCAATGATATAATAGGCATATACATCGATGGCGCAAAAGTATGGTTTTCAAAAAACGGCACATGGCAGGGCGTAACGCTTCAGACCGACCCCGAAAACGGGTTGAACCCTGCGTATTCGGACCTCTCCGGGACGATATATCCGTTTTTAACACTTTACGGCGACGCGGCGTCTCCCGAATCGGTGTTAAAATTTCTCACTGCCGACCTGACCTATACTCCGCCGACAGGGACAAGGACCATGAAAAATGTCGGGGGTGACATCAATGATGATCCACTCCTCGATTTGCCGGTTCTCGGGGACAACCTGAACGAAGTTTTGGACCTGGACGTTACATCTGCGATTACATTCAATGTTTATGGCGACGGTTCGCTTGTCCACACCGAAGCGGTAAGCGGGAACAACCCTTTCAGATTGACCCCGGCAAACCTTTATAAACGCATGGAATACGAAATAATCGGATATGTTCCGATTTCGGAAATTGTTCTGGCG